CCCCAGCTGGCACCGTCCGGCACGACAGGCGCACGGCTCGAGAGCACGAACGCCGTCCGGTGGATGGCGTAGCACTCATCAGGGGCGATGCCGTTTGCCTGTACGACGCGGAAGCCGCCGTAGTTTGTGGAGATCGTTGCGTCCGTCAGGGCGTTCTGCTCAGCAGGAGCTGCGACGGGGCGACTGGCCAAGTCCTCGAGGATGATCTGCTCGATCTCGGACCCGACCACTAGCGCGCGGCCAGCCTTGGGGACGTTGCAATCGTTCAGCTTGCGCCGTGCGGTGAGCACGCTTGCGAGCGGTGCCGCCTCGCTGAAGGTTGCCGTGAGGGCGTACTCGGCACTGGCGATCGTGTCGGCCAGTTCATCCTCGATCCCCATCACGATGGACTGCAGGATGGGGTTGAGGATCTGCGCGCCGAAATCGGTGATGTCCAGCGTGAGGTTCTCGTCTGTGACCCCGACACCCTTGTAAATGTCGGTGTCGAGCTTGACGTCGACGGACGTCTCGGAGACCTCGTCGATGGTGATTGGCCCGGCGGCACGGAGCGTGCGCTTGCGCGAGTTTGTGAAGGCCGGGATGCGGATCGTGATCGTGTCGTCCTTGACGCCGGCGAAGTCGCCCGCCGCGTCGCGCCAGACGAGGTTCGGCAGGACGGTCTCGCGCATCAGCACGCCAAGCGCGGTGTTGACGACCTTCGTCGCCTTGATGAATGCGTTCGCCATGGTCTCCTGCTCCTAGAACCGCGGCACTGATGCCGCGAGCTTGTGCGGGTCTGTCTCGTCGGGCTCCTCGTCGGGAGCCGCGCCCGAGCGCAGCCGCTCTTTCGGCCGTGTCGGCTTGCCGGAGGCGTCCTTGTCGGACCCGGCGTAGGTCTCGGGGAAGTCGTCGAGGATTCCCTTGGCGGACTCCTCGATCTCCTCCCTCGTTGAACCGGCGAGGTACTTCAAGTGCTTGGCCTGGATGCCGAGTTCCGCGGCCACCTCGTAGCGGGTGGCCTTTGCCTCGGCATCGGCGGCGCGCTTCTCAGCGACGGTCACCTTGTCGGTGGCCTTCTGCAGCTCGGACTTGTTCGCGTCCTCAATCTCGGCAAGGCGCTTGGCTGCGTCGGCGTTGGCCTTGGCTTGGCTCTCGTGCTTGCGACTGAGGCCCTTCCATTTCTCGGCCTCGGCCTTGTAGTCGGGCTCGCCGCCGGGGTGGCCGTCATCGCCCGTGTCGGGCCCACCACCAGCGTTCTGGCCGTCCTGGTTCTTCGGGTCTTGGTCCTGCTCGTCTTTGGGGTCCACAGTCGCTCCCGTGTCGGGTTACGTGGTCTCTGCGGCAGCCGTGGCGGCAGCCGCTCGTTGCTGAGTGAGGTTCGAGCGGAAGGTGTTCAGCGAGCCGCTCTCGTTCCAGAGGCGGCGGAACTCACGCGCTCGGCCGGGCCACTCCGATCCGGGGTAGCAGGGCTCGGCAGTGCAGGAGCAGTGGTCGTGGGCGCGGAAGTAGGCCGTGTCCTCTTTGTAGACCGGGCCGCGGCTGGCGAGCATCGAGCAGAAGGCGCAGGGCTCGCCGCTCGTGACTCTCGAGTAGCCGAGCGCCAATGGGTCGCGCCTCACCTGACCCTCGATGAAGTCGCGGCCGCCCTTCAGCGCGAGGCGACTGACGGAGCCTGAGACCTCGACGAGGCCGTTCGCCATGGCCTTTTCGTACTTCTGGCCCGACTTCAGCGCGCGGAACACGGCGGCCCGAGATGTGGCTGAGATGGCCGCGCGAATCTGTTCCTCAGGAAGTTCGACAGCGAGGCCGCCAGCGACCGCCACGGCACTGGGCATCTCGACGGCCCGGAACTGCTCGTAGAACCGCTGCGCGATGAACGCCGAGTCGTCATAGCCGGCCCTCGTGAGGATGACGAGGGCTTCCTCGAAGCGCCGGTACGAGGCCGGGTCGGACGGGTCCCAGATCGGGAACAGCCGCATCACGGCGCGCAGCACCTTGGCGCGCAAAGCGAGCTGGTCCTCGCGGTGCAGGGCGCTCAGCGTTGCGCCTGCGGCGGTCCTGGCCATCAGCCGACGACCATCTGCCCGGTCATGTCGACCTGCTGAGCGCCGTTTCCGCCGCCTGGCGGGACGGTCTGCCTGTCGAGGAGGGCGCCAAGCCGGTCGAGCGAGTCACCCTGGGCAGCGGCCTCCTTCCAGCGTGCGACGTCGGCCTGCGTGACGCCTGGGACCTTCTCCCAGAGCTCCTCGACCGGGACCTGAAGCATCTGCGCCAGCTTGCCGAGGGCATCGACGGTGGCGGCGAAGGCGCGGGCTTCGGTGTCCTTCCAGCGCACCTGAGAGGTGGGGTCCGACTCGACCTGGGCTTCAGTGGCGGCAAGCGAGAGCGCCTGCTCCCACGACTCGCCGAACATCGTCTCGCGTTCCGTGACTTTGCGGCGCTCGCCCTGCTCGGCGGCGGCCAGCGCCTCAGCCGAGAGGTTCACGAGTTCACCGCGCAGAGCGTGCGCAGGCGTCTGCGAGATGGAGGCGAGGATGCGCAGCGAGTCCTGGCGGGACTCTACGTAACCGTTCAGGGGGGCGCCGGGGAGCTGCCCCGGCTTGATCTCGGGGTCCTCAAAGAATCCCCACTTGGTCTGTTTGGCCTCGATCGTCTCATTGGCATCCTCCGGCACCCAGCCACTGATGAACCTGTAGGGGAATGCGCCGTAGTGCTGAGTGACGAGCAGGCCGAAGGTCGTCAAATTGATCTGGTCCTGGATGTGGATGAGGTCCTCGATCTCGCTCGTGACCTCTTCGTCCAGGTCTGACTTCGCGACAAAGCGGACCACCGGGACGACGCCGGCCCCGTGAACCTCCGAGGAGACGAACTGGACGCTACCGCCCGAGTCGGCCTCCGCGTAGTAGACGTTCATTTCGTCGAAAAGGCGGTACAGCGTCTTGCCGCTGACCGCCGAGCGCCGCTTCTCGAGGGCCCACATGGGCCAGTCCTCGTCTTCGCCGTAGACGGCGGTCATCTCGCGCGGCGAGAGGCCGCGGATGACGGGCACGGGATCGCCGGGAAGCACGGTCACGTAAGCGACCCCATAAGAGAGGGCCGCACGGTGCACGCCAAGCTGGCGCGCGTCCATGCGGTTGCGCTGCCAGATGTCCCAGGCGGGAGACTCCTGCTCCTCCTTGGGAGCCCGGTAGCCGTCGACGTACATGCTCTGGGCCATGGAGTCGACCACGAGGCCGAGCACGTTGACGCGGCTCATGCGGGCGATGCGTCGGACCTCGAGGGAGGTGTCGTCCGGCAGCCAGAGGAAGCGCTGCTTTCCGTGGATGTAGTCGTAAAGGCGGTCGAGTCGGTCGGCGTCCTGCGCTCTCCAGGAGAGCATCCGCTTCGTCTGGTCGACCACCTCGGTCGGGTTCAGCGCCATGCGGTCTCCCTGGTCCGAGGTTCAGCCGAACACGGCTCGCTGGCGCTTCCGCCGCCGCTTGCGTTCGGGAAGTGCGAGGTACGCTCGCCGCGCCATGCGGGCGAGGATGAGGGCCGCGAGGGCGTCGACCTTGCGCCTGCTCTCGCGGTGTTCCTTGCCGAAGGACGCGCCCCAGGCATTAGGGCGCCGACGGGCGTTGTGGACGTGCTGACGGACGCGGGCGTCACCGTCGTGGCGGAATGCCCGCTCCGTGATCTCGTTGTGCGTGCGCTCCACTCCCTCGAGCGTGAAAACCTTCTGGTTGGCGCGCATGTCCCAGGCGATGCGGTGCTTCATGGTGGCCGCCGCGCAAAGTTCGTGGCCGCGCTCGTGGCCAAGTTCCTGCGCCCAGCGGTCGACGTACGACTCCCAGGGGTGCAGGTCGGAGAAGAACGCGACCACGTCATAGCGCTCGAAGGCATCCCTAACGGCGCGGTCGATGGCCTCGCGTGGCGCCTGATTCCCTGTTTTTTCCGGGTCCCACACGCCAAGCGTGAAGGTGAAGCCGTCCGAGACGCGGCAACCGATTAGGGCCGAGTGGTCGTCAGTGAGCGAACCGTCGAAGCCGAGCGTGATCTGCTCGCCGTCTGCGACTTTGGCGCTCTTGTCGGCGAGGCAGTCCCACTCCTGCGGCGTCACCCAGGCGTCCTCAGTGGCGACGATCTGGTTGTAGTAGAAGCGTCGGGACTGACTGGGCTCGTTCCGCGGGTCGACGATCTCGTTAACGAGGCGCTCAATATCGAGCCATTCAGCGTCGCCACGGATTGCGG